ATGAGCAAGCGGAAAAAGAAGCGCGGCGGCGGTCGTTCCCCGTATGAGGGTTACGAAACGGAGGTATGGGGATCAAGCCCGATACAGATAGCCGCGATCGAGAAGGAATACCGGAGCATGGAAGAAGAGAGCTTCCAAATGGGCGCAGAGGATCGGGAGCAGAACCGCCGGAAGATGGACTATCACGAATTTGCTTTAGACTTTGCCGCCCTTCCGTTGCCGCGCGGGATCATTACGGAGATCGCACGGGCGAATTATGCGACATATCTTGACGCATACAAGGGCAAGGCATTCAAGGCGCATATCATTTGCAAAGTTCTTTCGTTGGAGGGCGATGCGGTATGACAGGAAGCAGAAAATATAACTTCAAGTGTCAGAGTTTCCCGAACACGATTGAGCAGGAGCGCAGGCGGCGCGGCTGGACTGTTACGAAGTTGGCGGAGCTTTCCGGCGTAAGCCGTTATTCGATAGCAGCATATGAAACATGGGCGGCGGGCGGCATTGTCCCGAAACAGCAGATGAAGAGCGTAACGGACACAACGGCGCAGATGATCGCGGACGCGCTGGAGGTTACGCCGGAACAGCTTTTCAAGCACTATGCGGAGGCGGCGGCAGAGCATAAACCGCGCGTTAAGCCTTTTTCAACAAGAGCGGAGCGGGACGACGCAATATTGAAAGCGTTAGAACCTGCAAAATATACGGCGCTGAAAATGTGCGGCGTTCTTCAATGCAAAGATGTATGGCGCGAAATGGACGACGTTATAGCGATCGCATATGAAACCGTTGTTGAGGTTGCGGAAGAGGCTTTAGAAAGAGGGATCGCGGCGGGCGTTTGCTTTGACGCGATAGCTTGCGGAGCGGTCAAGAAGAAGTTTCTACGGCTACGCAAATATTACGGTGAGAAATGCCGGAAAGCCGATCTTGTGAGCTATGAAGCATATTTCCCCCTTCATGATCCGGCTTCTTCCTATCGCCTTGAAGATCGTTACGAGTTGCGCGAGGAATGCCGCGAGGCCGTCCGGACGCTTTCGCCGGAGCGCCGCCGCGATCCATACATAGCGGAATTGCTGGAGGAAGTAGCATTATGAAAAAAGAGGACAAAAAAATAACGCCCATCGGCGGGCAACCGATGAACGTTAGGGCCGTACAACAGCTATTCACTACAAATAAATTATAGCAGTTGTACGGCCTTTTGTCAAGGCAGGAGGCCAAAAAATGCGAGCGAAAAGAAGAATTTTCGCGGGTAGCATATGTGAACAGGAAGTGTACACCTTGCCGGATCGGACAAAGGACGTAAAGAAGGCAGAGCCGCGCCCACGGTTCAGCAGCGCGGAAGAATACGAGGACTTCAAGCAGCGGTTAGCCCGTCGAAATCATGCACGAATGTTCAATGCGACGTTTTCCCCCGCTTCCCTCTATACCACGATCACGCTGGACAACGAACACGAAGTACATACCTTCGCCGAGGCGGACGGGATCATAAATCCGTTTTGGCGGCGATTGCGGCGGTTAAATCCGGACGCGCAAATAGCGCTTTACCCCGGCAGAGGCAAGACAACGAGCCGCATTCACTTTCACATGGTATCTAACGGGCTGACCGAAGAGCAGATACAGGAGAAATGGGACGGCGGAACGATCATTCGTATTGAACACTTGCGGGAACACAATTACTACAACGGCGTAGATCACGGGCGGGATTATACAGGCCTTGCAAATTACCTTTTCGACCATTGGACACCGGAGAGAGGGACGCGCCACCATTACAAGGGTACGCGGAATTTGTGCCAGCCGGAGAAGGAAGCGGCGACGGAAGCAAAGCGGGAGTATTCCGAGAGCAAGCCGCCGCGAGCGCCGAAGGGTTACAGGCTTGTAGAAGCAAAAACGAACCGTTACGGCTATATGTGCTTCAAGTACGTTCGTAACGAGGACGCGGCGGAAGCACCGCCACCGAATAACCGGAAACGGCCTCTAAAATGCTGATCGCGGATCAGCTTTGAAGGCCTTGTAAATAAGTAAGGTTCGACAACCAACACTTTCTTTGAAGATGATTTTTTGTTTAATTCCCCGTCGCCTGCTTTAGATAGATCACGAAGGCGGCGAGCCGTCAAGAGGAACGTGGAATACCGGAGCGGCGCAACGCGGCGCGAGGATATGCCGCGAAAGCCTCTTTACGGTGAGTTGCCGGAGTGATAGAAGCAGGACGGCGGCGGGGATAACAAAAAATCATCAGAGGAAGCACATAGACACGCAGACAGCAGCCCGCCCGCAGGCGTGTTCAATTCCTTTGAGCCTGTCCCCCTCCCAGCGGGAGGGGCGGAGGGGTGGGAGAAAAAGCAGACAGAAAGGAGAAAGCAGAAATGTATTTCAGAGTATGCCCGCATTGCGGTTGCGCCCTTGATCCTTCGGAACGTTGCGATTGTCAGCAGGAACGGAGGAACGAAGAGGAAGAGAAAGCAGCGGAGCGCCGGAAGGAGGACAAAGACGCGTGAATATCTTTCAACGCATATTTGGGAGGGTAAAGCCGCCAGCACGGGAAACAAGCCGCGCGGAAATCATCGGCGGCGGGAATGCCTTTTCGGCATGGAGCGGGAACGCATACAGCAACGACATTTTCAGAAGCGCCGTTGACGCGATCGCCCGCAATGCTGCAAAGCTGAAAGGATCGCACATTATCAAGTATCGGGATCACGAACAGGTAACAGGCGATTGCAAGTTAAACCGTATGTTACAGGTTGAGCCAAACCCGTATATGTCCGCCTTCGATATGCTGTACAAGCTGTTTACCCACTATTTTCTGTACAACAACGCTTTTGCGTACATTCAGAAGGACGAACGCGGGCAATGCGTCGCCGTGTTCCCACTCAATCCGGTTCATGCGGAGTTTTTGAGCGACACGGGCGGGGCGCTATATGTGCGCTTCATCTTTTCCGGCGGGCGTGAAGTCATTTTACCGTATGCGGATATTGTCCACCTTCGCCGCAATTTCAACGGGAACGATATTTTAGGCGATCCGAACGACGCGCTTTCCCCCGCGTTGCAGCTTGCCCACGCGCAGAATGAAGGCATTGTTTCCGCGATCAAGACAGGCGCGAGCATTCGCGGCATTCTGAAACGCACACAGCTTGCGAATGCCGACATCTTGAAGGAAATGCGCGAAAACTTCATACAGGACTATTTGAACATCAACAACAACGGCGGCATTGCCGTTCTTGACAGCGCCGCCGAGTATATCCCGATCGACAACAAGCCGTATGCGATCGACGAAAAGCAAATGCAGGCCGTGAAAACGAAGATTTACGACTATTTAGGCGTTTCGGAAGCGATCGTAAACAGCAGCTACGACGAAAACCAATGGGCGGCGTTCTATGAAAGCGTCATTGAACCGCTGGCGCTGCAATTAAGCCTTGAATTTACGCGCAAGCTGTTCAACGATCGGGAAAGAGCCTTCGGCAATTCTATTCTGTTCGAAAGCGGGCGACTTCAATTCACCAGCAACGCGACGAAAGTAAACTTGATCCGTGAAATTATGCCTATGGGCTTGCTTACGGTCAATCAAGCATTGGAAATTCTGAACCTTCCGAGCGTTTCCGGCGGAGATCGCCGCATTCAATCGCTGAATTACGTTGACGCGGACAAGGCGGAGGAATACCAGCTTGCAAAGGCAAAAGCGCCCGCAGCGCTGAACGGTGATACCGGAGCGGGAGCGGACGGCAAAAACGGAGAGAACGGAGGAACGCAGGCATGAAGGAAATTAGAGTATGCGAAATAAGAGCGGACGCGGCGGCGGCAGGCGCGGCGAAGGTTCTTAAATTAGAGGGTAGGCCGATTGTTTACGACCAGCCCACCACGATAAACGATCCGGCAGGCACGTTTATTGAAATTATCCGAGCGGGGGCGCTGGATCATGCGGACTTGTCCGACGCGAGATTGTTCTACAATCACGACTTGAACAAAGTACCGCTTGCGAGAACGCCCAAAACAATGCAACTGACGCTTGACGCGGCAGGGTTAAGCATGGTTGCAGAATTACCGGACACCGAGGAAGCGCGAAGCGTTTATACGGCAGTACAGCGCGGCGATCTTTCCGGAATGTCCTTCGCCTTCAAAGTGCCGGAGGGCGGCGACAGCTACGACGCGGCGACAAACACACGCACGATCACAAAGATTGAAAAAGTGTATGAAATCAGCGTCGTTCCGTTCCCTGCTTATCCGCAGACCAGCGTTGAAGCGCGATCCGCTATTAACGCATGGACTTCTACGGCGGCGGAGAGGGCGAAAGCCATTATCAAGGCAAATTCAATTCTGCTGAAAGAGGTATAACGCTATGGCAGACGAAAACGGCATTGTTGTAAAGCCCGCCATTGTCAAACAGGACGGGAATACAACAGAAATTGAAATCCATATCGAAAAGCCCGCCGAGCCGGAGCGGGAGCAGACCGAGGCGGCGGAGGCCGCACAGGACAAGCGGCGTAAATCGCTTACAGAAGTGCTTTACAAGCAAATTGACATCTTGGAGCGGGAGCAGAAGAAAATTGCTTCCGGCTACGAGGGCAGCAACAACCCAAAAGCGGCGCGAAGTGAAAACCTTGCCTTCGCAAAGCAGATCACAGAAACGGCAAACGCCATTATTTCAATCAAACGGAGGAATACAAAATGAAATTCAAGACTATTGCAGAGGCTTTCAACCATTACCGCACTTCTACGCTGGAGGAAATCGAGTGCAGAGCGGCAGAGATCAAGAACATTGTTGCCACCGACGCAACCGCCGACGTGGACGCGCTCAATATTGAGCTTGAAGGACTTTCGCAGGCAAAGCAGAATGTACAGAGCCGCGCCGCAGGCGGGCAGCAGAACAGTTTTAACCCCGTGGCGGGTGCGGGTATGACCTTCGAGCGCCGCGCAAGCTATGAGGCTACCGAAGGCGACGTATTCAACAGCGCCGAATACCGCAGCGCGTTTATGAAACGCCTGCTGGGGCGCAAGCTGAACAGCTTTGAGGAAGCGGCCTTCAATCGCGCCATGACCGAGCAGCGGGCAGACGCTTACGGCACTTCCGGCAACGTTGCGGCGGTTCTCCCCACGCAGACGCTGAACGAGGTTATCAGCAAAGCCCGCACGATGGGCGGCATTATGAGCGTTTGCCGTTCCTTCAATGTGCCTTCTAAAATCGCTATCCCCGTCGGTACTCCCGCCGCCGCTGCAAGCTGGCACACCGAGGGCGCAGCGGTTGACAGCGCAGCGCCCAGCGTCGCAACCGTTTCTTTCGACGGCTACGAAATTATGAAGGTGCTTTCTATCAGCGTCAAAGTGCAGAGCATGAGCATTGCCGCATTTGAAAGCTACCTTGTGGAAGAGCTTACTAATTGCGTGATGGCCTGCATTGCGGACGGCCTTGTAAACGGTACGGGTTCTTCGCAGGGTACGGGCGTTCTGAACGGCATTACTTGGGGCGATACAAACGCCCTTACCTTCCACAAAACAAACGGGCTGAAATATGCCGACGTTGTGAAGGTCGTTGCCGCGCTGAAACGCGGGTACGCTTCCGGCGCTTGCTGGGCAATGAACAACGCCGCGCTGTACAACCTGTTTTACAGCATGGTGGATAGCAACGGGCGACCGCTCTTCATTGCCGATCCGAAGGCTGAGGGGATCGGGAAAATTCTTGGCTTCCCTGTCGTTGTTGATGATTACCTCCCGGCGGAAACTATCCTGTTCGGTAACTTCAATTACATGGGCTACAATCTGCCGGAGGGTATCACGATCGAGGCTTCCCGCGAAAGCAGCTTCAAGAGCGGGCGCATTGATTACCGCGCTATGGCGGTTGCCGATTGCAAGCCCATTGTGGAAGAGGCCTTTATCAAGCTGACACGTTCGGCGACTTAATCGGGAGCGGGTGCAATGCTTACGTTAGAGCAAGCCCGCGAAGCGTTACGGCTGGATAACACCGACAACGACGATATTATAACGGGATTGCTTGCGGCTATTCCGGACTATATCGAGCTTTGCACGGGCATTCCGGCGGAGGCACAGAAAACCGAACCGTTAGCAGATACGGCGGGG